CTGGTCGGCGGAAACGGCGAGGTGATGTGCCAGTCGACGCAGGGATCTCGGGACAAGCACGACGCCCAGCGGTCGGTTCTGGCGGTCGCAGAAGCACTCACCGGCAGCTACCCCGACTCCTATCGGGAAGTTGGCCCTGGGCGCAATCCGGGCGTGGCTCGGCACGAGGGGAAGGGGAAGTAGATGACGACCAAGATTCACTGCGAGCTCGCCGACGAGCCCCACAACGTCACCTTGTCTTTCAAGCTGCCTGGTGGCGGCCGCGCTGAGCTGGTGTTCAACAGCGACAAGGAGCGACTCGCCCAAGTACTGGCCATCCTGCAGGCGCCTCCGCCCGATGTCACCAACAAGTACGGCCTCAGAGCCTCCGGCTACGGAGTCCCCTAATGCTCCGCATCCCCGACAAGATCCATGAGGAACTGCTCAATTGGTCGAGATGGTGCAACCTCGGCGCCTGGCCGCACCCGCTCCCACGCACCCAATGCGGTTCCCTGGAGGGCGACTACCGCGCCCCCGTATGGGAAGAGCTCGACATGGAAGAAGCGCCGCCACCGCCGCGCATCCGGCCGAACGAGCGCAACGCACGCCGCGTGCAGGCTGCATGGGAATCGCTCGAAGGCTTCCCGCGCCTGACGCTCAAGTCCGAGTACCCGAGCAACGACCACACCGACAGGTCAGCACGCGCCGCCCGCCTGCGCCTTACGGTGCAGCAGTACGAAAACAACCTGCAGATCGCAGTCAACCGAGTGGAGGCCGCCTTTGCTGTATGCGCGTGAACTGATCGAATTCATGGGCGCCTTTCCAGGGCGTGATTTCAAGATGGCTGACCTGGTGGGCTACATCGCGAACGGACGAGCTCTCGAGCTCCGGGAGAAGCGCGCCGTCAGGAAGGCGGCGCACAGGGCGGTAGACGCGCTGGCCTCGACCGGCTGTATCCTCGTTCGCCCGCCCCGCGCATCGCGTGGGGGTTTCGCGCACTACCGATGGAAGGGATGACATGAGCCAAGATCAGGAGAACCGATTGCAGGCGCTTGAGGCGCGCTATGCCGAAACGAATCGCCGCCTGGAGATTGCTGAAGGCAGAGCGGATGCGGCCGAGTTGGTGCTGGCGGCCATAGGGGTTGCGGCCGTAGAGATTCCGGATCTGTTCGCAGGTGTTCAGAAAGCGCTGAACTTCGAGCGTGGCACATCCCTGGCCACCAACATTCCTGAGGCACGGCTGGAAGGGGCGGACTTCACTGGCAAGTATGTGCTGAGCCGCATGGTCGCCGAGATAAACAGGCGGTATCCACACGGAAAGTGAGACACGCACACGTTGCATAGTGCGTCAGCAACTGCGACATTTGTCGCCGGGACATTGCCTCTGCGATGTTCATGAATTCTGCGGGGTAGCTCAGACAGTAGAGCATCGGGCTCATAACCCGACCGTCGAGGGTGCGAGCACCTCTCCCGCAACCAGACCAGGCCCGCCCTTCGCAAGATCGGCGGGCCTTTCTCATGCTCGGGCTCAGTCCTCCACCATTCGGCGTAATGCCAACCGGACTGCAGCCCAGCACCTATCAGCCACGGGCAACGCCAGCCCTTTCCAGCGAATGCATCACCGCAATGGCGAGGGATGCGAACCAGTCGCCCAGCGGCATGTGTCGTGATGGATGGGCGCACACCTAAGGAAGCAGCATGACGCAGCAGGTACGAGTCCTCACCAAGGACGGCAACCCGAGCGGTGCAACCGCAGTGCAGGGCACCAAGGTCTTCATCGGTGGCACAGAGGTGAAGTGCATCACTGGCCTTGAGCTAGAGGCTGACATCGGTGGCATCTGGAGCATTAAGCTCACGATCCCGGTTGATCCGGCCACTTTGTTCGGTCGCCTCAGTGACGAAGAGCCTGAGATCGTGACCGCATGCGAGCTCGGCGCCATGAGCAGCAAGAGCTACGCGGTGGGCCGTGCCAGCTAGGCCAGCCCGCACCTGCACACACATCGGGTGCCAAGCCCTTAGTAGGGATGGCACAGGCCGATGCCCCGACCACCCTCGTGACGCATGGGTGAAGCAAGCGGACGCACCGAAGCGCATCAGTGGCAGGAAGCTGCAGAAGCTAAGGGCTGACCTCTTCAGGGAGTCGCCCTTGTGTGTGGTGTGCAAGGCAGCAGGGCGCATCACAGCGGCCACAGAGCGCGATCACATCAAGCCACTGAGCCAGACCCGCATCGATCAGCCGAACAACGTAGGCATCCAAGCCCTGTGTCACGAATGCCACGAGGCCAAGTCGAAGGCGGAAAGGGCAGCGGGGCGCACCAACATAGGGCGGGGGTGGGTCAAATCTTGACCGGCACCGGCATGGAATCCGGCCGGTTAGCCTTTTTCTCACGTCCGCAAAACCAAAAGCTATGGCCCGACCACGCAAACCAACCAACGTCCTGGAGCTAAAGGGCGCCTTCAAGAAGGATCCGCAGCGGTCAGCGGAGCGTGAAAACGAGCCTGAAGCAGTCGGGGATGTTGGTGAACCGGCCGACAACCTGAACGAACACCAGAAGGCTTGCTGGCATGACCTGGTAGGGCGGTGCCATGCGGGCGTTCTCTGCGCTGCCGACGCTCCTTTCATGGAATACGCCGCCAAGGTCTGGTCGCAGATCAGGCTGTCCGAAGAGATCGACCCGAAGCTCGGTATTCGCTTCGAAACCATCTGCGCTCGCCTTGGGATGACCCCGGCCGACCGCTCCAAGGTTCAAGTGGCCAAGCCGAAGGAAAATGAAAACCCGTTCGCCAAGTTCAAACCTGCCGGCTGATCACGCTGGCAAGGCGCATTGGTACGCGGTTTCGGTTCTTGACGGCAGCGTGCCCGCTGGGAAGTGGGTGCGGCTTGCAGCGCAGCGCCATCTAGACGACCTCAAGAAGGCGTCAAAGCGCGGCTACAAGTACGAGTTTCAGCCCGAAAAGGGCGCTCTGGTGTGCGAGTTCATCGAGAATTTGCCGCATACCAAGGGCAAATGGGCCGCAAAGAAAGAGCAGATCACGCTGCAGCCTTGGCAATGCTTCCTTGTGGTGGTCGGCTTCGGCTGGATCCGCAAGTCGAACGGCAAGCGCCGCTTCCGCACGTTCTATTGGGAGATTCCCCGCAAGAACGGCAAGAGCCTGCTGGCCGGTGGCATCGGGAACTACATGTTCACGGCCGACGGTGAGTTTGGCGCTGAGGTTTACAGCGGCGCGACCACTGAGAAGCAGGCATGGGAGGTCTTCGGCCCGGCCCGGTTGATGATGAAGCGCAGTGAGGCGCTTGCGGGCTACATGGGCGTCGAGGTGAATGCCAAAGGCATGGTGATCCTGTCCAACGGCAGCAAGTTTGAGCCTGTCGTCGGCAACCCTGGCGACGGCGCCTCGCCATCGTGCGCGATCGTCGATGAGTACCACGAGCACGACACGCCGATTCTGTACGACACGATGGAAACCGGCATGGGAGCGCGCGAGCAGCCGCTGATGCTGGTGATCACCACCGCTGGGGCCAATATCGCGGGACCTTGTCATGAGAAACACGACGAGGTACGCAAGGTTTTGGAGGGGACGCAGGAAAACGAAGAGATGTTCGGCTGCATCTTCGGTATCGATGCGGAGGACGACTGGGCAGATCCCAAGTCGCTGATCAAAGCCAACCCGAACTATGGCGTGTCTGTAGACGCGGATTTCCTGCTCGCACAACAGCGGCAGGCGCTCCAAAACCCGCTGCAGCAGAACAAATTCAAGACAAAACACCTGAATGTGTGGACGTCGGTCCTCGCAGGTGTGATGAACATGCAGCAGTGGGCGCTTTGTGCGGACCCGCTGCTTGACGAAGAGGAATTGCAGGGCTCGCCGTGCTGGATCGGCACCGACTTGGCGTCGAAGTCCGACTTGTGCTCCTCGCAGCGGCTCTATCGGCGTGACTCGCACGGTAAGGCGCATTACTACCTGTTCGGGAGCTACTGGCTGCCGGAAGAGGCGATAGAAGAGCCTGGACCGAACCAGGCGCACTACCGCAAGTGGGTAAATCAAGGTCTTCTGACTCAGACGGATGGCGCTACGGTCGACTTCGAGCTGATCACCGAAACGATCATCGAAGACTGCAAGCGGATCGGCCCGCAAGAAGCTGTTTTTGACCCCTTCAACGCCGTGCCGATGATGCAGGCGTTGATGAAAAAGAACATTGAGGTGGTCGAGTTCATCCAGACCGCGGCGAACTTTGCTGTCCCGCTGGATGAGCTGCTGACCGCCGTGAAGGACGGGCGCTTTCACCATGACGGCAACGAAATGACGACCTGGTGCATGTCCAACATGGTCGCCAGACCAACGAAGAAAGGGCTTGCTTCCCCCATGAAGCAGAAGCCGCACCAAAAAATTGACGGCGCGATCGCAGCAACCATGGCTGTGGCGCGTGCTTGCGTCGAGGACGCTGCAACTGACGTGTCGGACTCGCTGCTGAACCCCATTATTTTCTAGACGCATGACCCAAACACAGAGTAAGCCGCCAGGACGGATCAAGTCCTCCTTGCTGCGATGGCTGGGCGTGCCTCTTTCGTTGACGACGCCCGGGTTTTGGGGCGACT